TTGCAAAGCTTCAATTTCTTTGTCGTAGTTTGTCTTTGGTTTAATTCTGTATAGATTTTGGTCGTGTAAATCATACCATTTTTTTTCTTCTTCGTCAAATATTTGAAATATTGGCTTTTCAACTTCTTTATAAGATATAATTTCAGCAAAACCAATACCTTTATTGTATAAATAGTAATCATCTTGAATCCAATTACCAAGTGCAGTTTCTTCAACTTCATCCAAATTTATTTTAAAATACCTTCCTTTAAAAGTTGATTCTCTTACAATTTCAGCATCTTTAAAATACTCTTTAAGCTCTTCTAATGTTGGTGTTTTCATAGGTGTAATATATTTGTAATTCTTAAATATTAGTTGTACACAATGCTACTTTAAAGTTTCAAAAGAACTTCCCCCATCAACTATACGTGTTTTTGCTTGATTTTTAATTTTAAATATTTCTATGTGTTCGCATAAAGTAGTTAGTAATACATTTCTAACTTCAATATCATTAATATTATCATAATTTTCAGCGTCTTTCAAAATTCGTAACATTGTTTTAAATTCTCTTTTAGATTCTATTTTCCAAAACATAATTATTTAGTTTTTAATTAATATTTATATCTTTTATTCTATCATGATTTCAATTCTCTAACAGCTTGTTTTAGCTGATTTAATTTAATTTCTCTTTGAATTCTTGCTTCTCTATATTGGTTTAATTCCCAATCAGATAAACATTTTTCAATTAAATAAATTTCCTTTTCTAAGACTTCAATAGCGTACTCCATTACGCCCAAAGTTTAGAGTTGGACGTATAGTTACCATTTTTATCCATTTGCATTTTTGCAGGATACAAATAAGCTGCAACTTTTTGTAATTCAGTTTCAATGAAACCCATAAACATATTTTTAGCAACTACCGTATCAAAAGTAATTGTATCAACGATTATAGCAATTTCAGCTTTTACATCAGCTAAAGTCATAGCTCTATCAAATGAACTAGCCTCACATCTTGCTTGAAATATAGACTCTAAAACGATATTTTTAATTGAATTTGTCATAGTGGTTGGTTTTTGAGTTTGCCGTGTAAATCACTTCCTTAACTCTTATACAAATATACGACACTAATTTAGTTCCGCAATACATTAATTTCGTTTTAACATAATTTTAACATATTCCAAAAAAGAAATAATCAATCTTTTCTATCAGTTCTTTTAATCTGTTTGGATTTGTTCCAGTTACATACAACTGATTACGTTCTTTTATTATTTCGTCGATTGTTGGTTGTTTAGGTTTTTTCATTTTCTATTATTGTTTTAAATTCTTCTAAACTTCTAACTATGTAGTAATTGAATCCTTCATTTTTAAATTGTTTTTCTCTATATTTTTGCAATTCCGATTGAATACCTATATCATTTTTTATTTCGCAAAATAAAGTTTTCCCTGATTTAAAAAATAATATATCAGCGTGCCCAGATTCAGACGCTTTAATTATCTTAATATATAACCATCCTTTTAACTCAGCATATTTTATAATCTTACTTTGTATTTTACTTTCTAATGCCATAATCTTTTTTAAATATTGATAATGTATAATTTTTTTTAGCTTGAATTGCTTTGTAAATGTTTTTCTCAATTCCTCCATTTGAAAAAATCCAAAAAACATTGTTTTCTTTTCTGTCCATTGTTGTCAACCTATCTCTCGATTGCCAATAAGATGTAGCTGAAAAATCAGGAGTTAAATAAATTAAATATTCAGCATTTTTCAAACTTATTCCTTCACGTCCAGACACTATTTGTAAAGCTATATTTTTATCGCTATTATCAAAAGTTTCTAAATCAAAACAAACAGATTCTTTATAAAAATCATATATCATTTCTTTTTCTGCTTGGAACTTATAAAAAATAGCTATCTTATTGTTTTTAAACTTTTCTTTTATAAAGTGTAACTTTGAATTATCAATTATAATTGAAATACCACTTTCTAAAATACAAGTTCCAGAATATAGTTGATGTAATTTACTCATTAACTTTGCCCCTGTATCGGCTATAATACAATCATTTTTACCAGTGTATATTTTATCTTTTTTTAAAGTGTCAGCTATTTTGTAGGTTATAGGTAACATATCAACATTACATATATTTTCATTTACAGATGTTGTAAAACCTGCTTCTTTTTGAGTAAATGTTATAAAATATTTATCAATTACTTTTTTTATTAATTCTTGTTTAGCATCAGAATAATCGTTTACCTCAGCATAACCCAAATATTTTTTTTTAATATTTACAAAGTCTTTCGCCCATTTATAAAAATTAACATAGTTTTTGAATGGTGTATAGTCAGATAACCAAAATTGATGATAAATTTGCGAGTATGATTCCGGAGTAGGTGTCCCGCTTAAAAAAATCATAGGTAATTTTGAATATTTTTCTTTAATTAACTTAGTGCAATTATTAGTTTTTGGGAAAGCACCGTTTCTGTGATGCTCGTCAGATATTAATAAATCAAATTTACCATCTATCGTATGTAAGGATTCATTATTTATAACAGTTAGTACAAATGTATATCCAAAATCATTATAATCGTTTAAAATAGATTTAATTGCTTTTTTCTTAGTTGCAAATAAAACATTTTTTGCCCCAAATTGTTTAGCTGTTTCTAAAGCCATAAGGGTTTTTCCTGTCCTAACCTCGCAGGCTAAATAAACTATTTTTAAATTATTTAATATGTTTACTGCTTTTATAGCTATTTCCTTCTGATATTGTCTAAGTTCTTTCATATTTAGTATTTTTAGCTGTTTTTGCACGGTTCGTGCATAGTGTTTTTGCACGGTTGGTGCACGGTTGTTTTTCAATGTTTATGCGCCCTAACAGCCTAAATCGTGCATTTTGCACGGTTGGATTATAAAATATTTATTTATTTTTATTTATTTTTTTTATTATTATTTACCGTGCACCGTGCATTTTGCACGATTTTCGTCGTTAACCCCTGTAAACGTTGATATTTTACCGTGCACGTGGCGTGCACACCGTGCATTTATTTTTTATCATTTGCACTATCAAATTCTTTAACCCAATTAAAAACACTTCTTTTTGAAATACCTAAAAGTTCAGCAGTTTCGGAACGATTGAACTTATCATTTAACTTCCATATCTCAAAAAGCTTTTCTTTTTCATTCTTCCCCTTGTTGGCTGTAATAGTATTTTTTAATTTTGATACATCAACTGAATTAACCTTTATCTTTTTAGCTGTAGCAATAAAATATTTGCTTAGTTTTTCAGCTTTTAAGACACTTTCTTTTGAAATAAGCAAAGTATTACCCCCTTCGCTAAAAAACTCATCAAAAACATGTATTAAACAAGCAAAACGAGGGATATAAGATTTTTGTTTAGGGAACATTGATTTTAAATATTCGTTTTCTTCTTCATTATTCTGTATATCCGTCATTTCATTAAAAATTCTTTTCCATTCTGTTTTGGCATCTTCAGAAAACTTAGCGGTTAATGGTGTTATATCCCCTTCATCATCTCTTTTAATAACACTTTTAATTGTATCATAAAATGAAATAACTATTTCTTTATACCATTTTAGAATATCATCACTAATTTCGTTGTCATTGTAATGGTCTATTTTTAAATCAGGATAACATAAAAGCATCCTGTCCATGAACCCATTATCTTTATTCTCATCTGTATAAAAAGTGTTAAAAATACTTGGTTGGATTCCTCCAAGAACTGGAATAAATGGTTTTTCAACAAAAGAGCCTTTTCTAGTTAAACGATTGAGATTTACTGATTTGCCTGACCATGTACTTAACCAGAACTCCAAATCTGAACCCTCACGATATTTATTCATATCTTTAAGCCAACCCGCTAACTCATCTTTAAATACTCCAACAGCATTATCGCTTTCTTGATGTAAATCAACCAAAGCTTCTAAGGTTATATCGTTGGCAATAAATTGCGTTTTAATTGGTTTAAACACTTCGCTATGTTCGTCCTTTTCTTTTTTAGGCAGGTTAATATAGTGTTCGTATTTTTCTGATTCTTTAATGTATTTCTTTATCTCTTTTGCATTAATTTTTGTTAATGGAAATACTATATTTGAAATACTTGGCGTTTTTCCTAAACCAGCTTTTCCAACAATTGAAATCCAAACACTTAAGTTTTCTGTCCATCCTTTTTTTACTTCAACCTCAATACTATTTCCAACACAAACAGATATAAGCCACAGCAAAGAGCATCCCATATATTCAACAGAACTATCTAATTTAGTATTGCACTCAATTAAATATTTTTGAATGTCTGAAGGAAAAATATCAATAGGAAAAACTAAATCCTGTATGTTGATTTTAGTTTCTTCTTGTGTATCAATTGATTTTTTTAATTCTTTAATTTTTGATTTTAACCTAGATCCAAAACCTTTTTGATATAAGTCTTTTGCTGATTCACTAAAATCACCGTGATGATATTTATAAGTATAAGCTATGAAGGGTGTTACTTGTTTTTCATGCGGATAAATAGTACCTGTACTAAACAAATACATTCTATTATCATCTTTGTAAACATAGCCTGAATGCGGTGATGCTGAACCATGCCTTTTAATAACATATTTTTTTGTATGATTTGCTACAATGCTAAAATCTGAACCTATAACATCAAAAATATCTGTCTTTTGATTATAATCATCCCAACAGGTGATTTCTGATTCCTGATATTCTGTTTTTGATTTAACAGGTTCAATTGGAATGTCCTCAACATAATTATAAGTTCGTGAACAACTCCATAATATCTCTCTATCCTCTGGGGTTATTTCTTGTATCTCATGATAATTAATAGTTGACAAAGTATCATCATACGCTATAACCATACCTCCCAAGCCCCTACTTTCTATAAGAGCCTCTGAGCTTCCTTTTAATTTAGCTATCTTAGTATTTCCTATTAATGACTTACATCGATAAAGAATATGAAAGCCTTTGTTTAAGGTCTTTTTTATAACAAATTTTTTATCAAAATCATCTATATTGTCCTTTAAAAAACCTAAATACTCGTCCCAAAACTCTTTTTGTTCTTTTAAAGTAGATAGAGTTTTACAATCAATATCTATAACCTCTAAATTATTAAAACCTGTAACGATTCCATATTTAGGACTATTTAATAACTCCACCTGTTCGGGAGTTCTCGCCTCTTCTTGATACTTTTTCCAAGTTCCTATTGGTGCTTTATTTTCCGCACATGGTATTATAGAAAATCCAATTTCTGATAATTTTTTTAAATAATGCTTTTCCATATTTTTATAATGACAAAATCCGCTAACAGCTACCACACTATTAACGGATTTGTCGGTTTAGTTTTTACACTAAAATATCTTATCGTAAGTGGTAGATTACTATAAAGCAAACGTACAAAACTTATTTCAATTTTAACTAAATAAATTTGTTAAAATTTTCCTGTGAATTTTATTTACACGTTCTGAGTTAACGCCTCGTTTAGCGTAAAACGTTAGTACTCTTTTTATTCTTACTAAATTTGATTGCTTTTTCATAATTTTTCTATTTCGTGTTTAACATCAATCCAATAAATCCATAAAGAACTACCTTCGATTAATTGAATAATAATTTCATTAACAGATATTAATGCGCATTGTTTATTATCATTATGAAGTGGAGCAAATGATGTGAATTTATAATATAATTCATCTGCTTTCTCTTTTGGTGTCATAATTTAAACTCTTTATTAAAAATATAATTAAATTTATTTTGCATTGTAATAAAAAAAGTACTTTGTTTAACTTCTTTATTGTCGTAGAACTTAGTTAAAACAGGCTCTAATAATGCCTGTAGTTCCATAGCTTTGTCTTGTATTTCTTTAGTTTGTTTGGTAGGTGTCTTTACTGGGTCATCAATCTCCTGTATAAGTAAATCAACAAGTACGAAAATTTTTGATAGTTTTTTTTGTATCATAATTTATTCATTTTAGATTCAAGAATTATATAATTATCAACTTTAATACTTTCTAACCCCAATATTTGCGCAATTTCTTCATCACATAACATAGGGTTCTGCTGTTTAAAATCGAATATAAGCAGCTTATTTGGTTTCTTTTCTGTGAAATGATACTTGCGCTGGCTTTTCAAAACTTCACGCTCCTGATGTATGTTTAAGAAGATAGTTCCTCTTATTCTTTGTATATCATTTAATCTTTTTGCACGTGACCATAAAGTTCTTTTTGGTATTCCGTGTTCTTTAGAAATTTGATAAAGTGTTTTCATATCTTGTTAAATATTCGTCTGATAAATGCTGATATTGATACGTGTACTGGAAAGTATATGCATATAAATAATGCGGTAATTATTTTAGGAAAAAATATAACTATAAATATAAATCCAAATATAGCACTTACTATATCTTCAATAAACGATTGTTTTTTTATCTGTTTCATCTTTAATTTTATTAAATAAATACTTTTTTCTTTTTTCAAGCCTTGCTTTTAATTTATTTATCTTATTGTTTATTTGTCTGAATATTTCGTCTTCATTGAATTTATAAAATTCATCCTTTGTTAGTTTTGTGTATTTCATAATCCTAATTGTTTAATTGCTGTTTGTGTTAGTTGTAAATTTTGTTTACATAAATTTTCTACAGTATCTTTTCTTGGTTCTCCAAAATAAAAACTTATAACACCATTAGTAACTGATTTATGAGAGTCTTTTTTTATTTCAAATCCCTCAAACAAACATCTTTCTTTTGCTTGTTGATATTTTAACATATAATTTAAAAAAGATTTTTGGTCAAAAAAACCTCCGTGTCCTGATTTTATATTAAAACTATCTTTTATACTTTTAGGTTTTTCTAATATATTCCCATATTCATCACAAGGAACAAACATCCAGATTTCAAGGGGTTGTTTTAATAAGTTTGCGTATTTAATAATAATTTCTGAATATACCATAAATGTTATATCTATAGCTATTTTTTCGCTTTGCTCCAACACAAAATCTGTCATATCAATTAATTTCATAATTCTACTTTTTAAATTTACTAAATATTTCGATTGCTTTATCTTTTTCGTAGTAGACTGTTCTACCTCCGAAATTGTATTTTTTAAGTCCAGAATCTTGTCCAATAATACAAGCCTTATAAGCGCAAAAATTAAACATAGTCATTAATTCTTTATTGCTTATATAACCTGACAAATCTTTTTTATCGACTACAGAAATTATCTTTTTAATTTCTTCAATTGTTGATTTTTTGTAGTACACACCTGAGGGCGTATATATAGATTTTTCTCCTAATTTATCAGCCTCTAATTTTATCTTTTTCGCTCCAATTCCTAAATATTCTCTGCAATCTTTGAAGTGCATGTAGATGTTTTCATCAACTTTAGATTTAACATTTTGTTTTTTAGGATATATTACCGTATTCCCTGATGGTAACATAGTAATAGGATTTAGTTTATTGTCCCAGAAATTCATATTTTAAAAATGTTTTTTTGATTACCGAAAAGTTCAAAGGATATGTAATCCCAAATTTTATTTAATGTTTTCATGATTTTAATTTAGTTTGTATCTGTAATTATTTAGAAATCCTTTTTACCAAAGAATAAAAATAAAAAACCGAAGATTAATGTTATCGGAATTAAATACCAAAACTTTAAAAACAATTGTGTTTCAGTAAGTGTTTCGTTCCAAAATCTAATTCCAATATTTATAACAATAGAAGTCATAAATAATAATCCAAAAAAATAAAAGCATAGTTCATATATTTTTTTCATCACGTTTTTTTTTATTGTTATATGAGTTCAAATCTACAACATATATTTAGAAATGCAATTAATTTATTTCATTTTAACATAAGTTTAACAAAAACCCCTTATTTTATTAAGGGGTGAATTATTCTATTAAAAGGGTAAATCTGATTCAGGTTCATTTACAGTAACATCTTCTTTTTTGGTTGCTACGCTGATTTTTCCATCAGTCCAAAAAACTTTTCCGTTGCCTACATAAAACTTATCTTTTTTCGCTTCTCTTTGTTCTTTACTTTGCGAAACATAAGATGATAAATTTTGACTGAATTGATTCGATTCGTCATTTATTGAAATGGTTATTTCAATTCCTTTTTCGTCTTTTTTTGTAACAACGTCTAAAAGTGTTTTTAACGTTTCTTTTTTAATGTAAATTGTCGATAATGATGCCATAGTTTTAATATTTATTTGTTAATTTTTCTTCGTTCTTCTCTTAATTGATATTCTCGTTCTGATAAATGTTTCTTTGTTTCTTTTAAAGTTTTATACAAATCAGAATAAGTTTTGTCTTTCATATTTTCCTGCCAATCTGTTTTATCTTCGTCAACTCTTTTTGATGACAAAAAACATTCTCTTATTTCGTGAGGCACACTTAAATAATGTTCCTCGGTCATTCTTAAAAAGACCTCTCTATTGGATTCCATAGCTTTTTTCTTGTTCATGGGTTAATGTATATTTTGATTTTATCTGTTCAATAGTCGCATTAACTGATTTAGCTTTAATCAAAACTTCTTCCGTTGCAAGTGGTTTTGGTTCAGAAAATTCTTTTGTAACCTCAGCCAGATATTTAACATCATCAAATAATCCCATGAAAATGTCAGCATTAAAACCAAGTTTTGATATTGCTTTTGTCAAAGTATCAGTTTCTAATTTTTTAGCAAAGTTATCATCAATTTTAGTCCTTGCGTTATCCATAAAAATAGATTGAGCGTTTTTAATAGGAAACTCACCCTCTGGATAGAAAAAAATAGCGTGTAAAACAACCAAGCCTAAACTTTCTGTTAAAGTATAATCAAAATCAAGCGATTTAAACCCCCAAGTTTTTCCATAAGAACCGAACTGTTCAGTTACATTTTTAATTTGATATTGTGGAGATATGGCAGTTATTAAGTTGCCTTTTACATTTGCTTTTTTTGTGTATTTTGGATTTGTCTTTTCTACCTTTTTCCATAATTCTAAATTGTCAATCATAATCTAATTTTTTAAAGGTTGTTCAAATATTGGGTCTTTTACTATCATTTCTAAAATACTAGGAGCCACAGGAAACTTTGTATTTATTAATCTTAAATTTTCGTATGCCGTTTCTCTCCTGTTGCTCATTTCTTTTTTGAATTGCTTTTCTAATTCTGTAAACACATCGATTGAGTGCTTTGTATTCGATTTTAAAAGCATAAATTTTAAAATCTGTTCCGCTTCCATTTCTGGAGTAAATCTTTCATTGGTGAAATGATTTAGATACTTTATAATTCTTAGAAGTGTTTTCATTATTTCGGTATAAAATATTTTTCAAAAACTTTTTGTTCCTCTTGTTCGAACTTCAAACATTTATCCATAATTATATCGGTTATTTTTAAATGCTTTTCAGGCACTTTAAAGCCTTTTCTTTTGTTGAACCATTTACCAGCTATTGTGCTAACTGCTTTACGTGTATGCACCGATAATTCAGCGAAAAATACATCGTGTTGTTTTATTTTATTGAATTTTTCTTCCATAATTTATTTTATTTTTTTAATTTTCCACATTCCGATAGTGCAATAAGTGATATTGTTTAGTGCGATTTCTTTATCTGAATATCCAAAAAAACACATCTCATTAATTCCCCTGTATATATCAACCACTATAACTTTAGTATAGGCATTTATGTTAAATCTTGATACTAACATAACTGTACGCATATATCGTTAATATCTTCAATTGTTGAGTCTTTAAGCATCCATTTGATATCGATGTCGTTAAGTTCTATAGACTCACAAGAAAACCCACCTTTATAGCCTACTGTGTCGTCTGGTTCTTCAAAGTTACCTATTACCGTCAATTCTAAACCGTGGTAATTAATTTCAAATTTCTCGTCCATGATTAAAATAATATTGAGATTAATATTCTGATTGGTAAATAGGCTGCGATTAAACAGCCTATTATGATTTGTGTTTTTAGTTTCATGATGTTTATTTATTTCTATAGTGTAAAGATACATTATAAATCCAATTACGCAATAAATAAATTTCATTTTAACATAAATTTAACGTTTTAATTTAAACCATAAAAACACAAATAAACACACTATAAAGAATAATCCTAAATACAGTATTGTATTATCCGTTTTCTCTGTTGTTTTTTCTTTAATTTGTTCCTCTTTTTTTATTTCTACTTTTTTAACTTTATCGATTATCTCAAAGTTTTCAAAGCGTGACCTGTCATAACTAATTGAAGCGTTGTAATACCAATTACCGTTTATTTGCATAGGCTTAGAGCTATCAAAAGGGATTATTGAACCTATATCATTCAAAAGTAAATTTGATGATAATTTACGCTCGTTTTCGATGTATAAAGAATCTGAACGAATAGACACTTTTCTTAGTTCTGTTGTGCGATGTCCGCAGCTTATAAATAGTAATAATAAAAAAGGACAAATTGCTTTTTTAACTTTTGGTATAAGTTCTGAATGTTCTCTTTTTATCTTTTCGGCTATTGCATTTCTTATGAATTGACCAACATCTATATTATATTCTTTCATTTTTTGTAAAGTTTTATGTTGTGTTTCTGAAAGGCGAATAACCTTTGTTTTAGTGTATTTTTTCATAATTGTAATACATTTATGAGTCTTAGCCATTAGTTAGGGAACAGCTTGCGCAACATCGTCGTAAACAATAATATTTCCCTTTTCTATAAATTCATTTACTTTTATCGGAATACCTTCATAAGTTGGATTTTCGCCCACTTTAAAATTAACTACTTTTGATTCAACTTCTTTTTTAAAGTTTTCAAAATCAATATCATTCATTAAGATAGCCGGGTTTTTCATTTCCCTAATTTTTTTCTGTCTTAACTGTTGTTTAATTTGTTCGTCCATCTTTTTTGGTGTTATAAAGCCGATTCCCTAACACATGATATAAGCGATTTTCGGCATTGTGATTAATTTAAAAATTTGTTTGTACTTGGTAGCAACATTCATGAGGGTAGCATAGGGATTTATTATTCCGAAAATCCTCTTATATCACCCATCGTTAGCATCAATGCTGCGATTGGTTTTCATAAGAACTTATATTTTTACTCATATTGAAATAAATAATTGTAAAAACAATTGCTCCAAATATTATAATTCCCCAATCATCAATTTTATCAGATGCTTTATATGTTAAAAAGGCTGTTGCGAACCAAGAAATTATTGCACACCATTTCATTTGTTTTTTGAAGTTTTTAGCTTCTTTAATAAATTCTTCACTCATAATAAATTCAGTTTTAAAGAACCGCACTAATGCTAACACAGGTTTGCAAAAATGGCAAGTTCAGGTTTAATTTAAAGTTGTTTTTGTGTCTATAATGTTTTGGTAAAATCGAAAATTAAGGCTTGCTTTTTTGCCACTTCTGCAAGCCTGATAACGTTACCATCAACCGCCAATATTGCGGTTAATCTTCGTCTTCAGTAAAATCTGAAAGGTTAAATTTCCAATTATTAATTTGTCCTTCTGCATCAACTTTCATAATGATATAATCACCATATCCATTTTCTTCAGGACATAAAGTTTTTGGAACATATCCGTTTAAATGCACCACTTCGTCGTCATTTTCATCGAGTAAATAATAATCTCCATCATCGCAAACTTTATAATGAATATCAGCAGTAACTCCTTGTTTCCAGTTGATAATTTTACCCGTTTCGATTTCTATTACAGGAAGCCAATCTTCTTCATCGATAACTCTGCAAGGAATTAATTTTCCGTCATTGTCTTCAATTCCGTCAACTGTTGCATCTTCCCAATATCTTACTCCTGCTCTTACGTGAAGTGTTTTTATTTCTACTTCAACTTCTTTTTTAATCTTTAATTTCATTTTTTATAATTTAATTAGTTAAAAAATATGTTACGTGGTATGATGGTAACACGTGCTTGTATCAATGGCTTGTATCGTTTTTTCCTTCGGAAAAACCGCTGGCGGGATTAATTAGGATTTATCGGTTGTGCTTGGGTCTTGAATTTTAGCCACTGAGACAAGCACCATCCGTTAGGGATAACCGCCTAGTTTGTGGATAATAATTCAGGGTTTTGATAAATATTACCTATTACACTTAGGTGTTTTGCGTGATTTCTTAGATAATCATTAAACCAAGATATAGTTATCCACTTGGGTATAAATCTATCTTTATCATAAATAATTTCACAAAATGATTTTATTTTTGCTCCAGTAGATTCATATCTCCACAAAATATCCCCTTCATAAATATCAACTCCATTTCTATCAACCAAGCCAGTAAATTGCGTCAAATTGTCATAATGTGATGCGTGTTTGCTATCAAAATTTGGTAATTCCCAAAAAAACATTTTATTGTTTAATTTATCAAATGCTCTGAATTTTATTACTCTATTCATTTTCATAATTTTTAATTGATTAGTAATTCGTGGTATATCCCTAACAAGCGTTTGGAGCAAGTTGCCACAACTTTTGTTCTTCGGTTCAAATCCCTGCTAGCAACCTGCACCAAGCGCAACCGTTATAAGTAATACTCTATTCCTGCTTAAAATGAACTTTTTCGCTAATTAGAACTCCTGTTAAAAACAATATTCTTGTGTCTGTTGCGTGTATTCCTTTCCAAGAATAAACACCATTACCCATATATCTAGCGTATTTATTAAAATTATCTCCGTATTTAGAATCATAATCTAATCCTTTAGGTATTTTGCTTAGTAAATAATTTTCTCTTTCCATAATTTCGTTTTTATTTAATTATCCGTACTTCTTATAACAGCTAGTATAAAACAGTACGGTATTGGTGATTAATTTGATTACTGGTGTGTATTTGGTTTGATTCCGCTTTGGGATGGTCTAGGATTGCTAATCCATCCCGTTTCATACTAGCGAACCGTTATGCCTAATACTACGAAATTGAATCAAAAGAACTTTCTCCTATTGATGCAATTTCAGTAATTACGTCATCAAGATTAGATAATTCCTGTTCAAAGTTTTCTAAATCATTTCCTAAAATACTTGAATCAGCTTCATAGTCTAATCCTTTTTTGCTTTCTTGCCATTTTTCAGAACGTTCACCGTAATATTGATCTCTCTGGTCTAATCTTATTTGTTCTTTTTCGAGCTTTGCTTGTAGTTTATCATAAATTTTACGTAAACCAGCTACTTCTTTTGATACATTCATTTTGTTTATAATTTATTTAGTTAATATTTACTTTTTCCGTACTAGGCATAACAACAGCTACATTTCGTTTTCATAAGATAATTTATCAACATTTGCACCGTTAATAATTCCGTATAAATAAGCAGACACAATCTCTTTTTTACCACTTCCTGAAATTTGTTGTCTTGCCTCCATCATAGATTCGCCTTTATTGTTGAAAATCTCGTGATATAAAGAGTAATGTACAATTGCTTTTTTCTTGTCAAATAAAGATTTCTTTTCATAAATAGAATAAGACGAAAGCATTATAGTTTTATCGTATTTAAGAGCTTCTTGAAGCAATTCATTCAATTCCTTGTCTTCTACAGTTCTTTTGCTTTTTTGTTCATTTTCGTTAATATAAATATAACATCCCATAATTTCTATTTTTTTAAATCAGTTAATAATTCTTCTAGTTGCAAAATAAGATCTCCTTTTCGTGAAAATAAATTATCGTCACTTTTTTTAACCATTTCTTTATAGTTTTTAATTTTCCATTCTTTAAACTCTAGGGCTGATTTAGAATTGTTCTCTTCATTATTTAAGTTTAGAATAATTGTTTTTCTTTTTCTCAATTCTTCCAAATAATCAGAGCATTCATTTTTAACACCGTTTAGTTTTGATAAAATTTCATTATCAATATTAAATGTTTCCATAAGTTATTTTTGTTTCAATTATCCACTACGCACCCTAACAGCGCATATATGCTATTGCTAGATTAGGCTCAATTTATAAATTGGTTTGTATTTGTTTTAATCTGTGATTAATCGGAAATTCGGTTTTATTTTTACGCAACATCATATATGCGCAAAACGTTACCGCTAATTGCTAAATTATTACTAACGACTGAATTGATTTCCTTAGCTCGCAATCGGGTACATCGTTAAATAATTGTTCTATAAAAACACTTGCATTTACAGTTGATGTATGTTTCCAACCATCATTTATCATTTTTTCGTGGTCAGGTTTCCCATGTTCAACATCAAGGGTTTTTATTTTTCCGTCTTTAAAATATACAAATACTATACTATTCATTTTTGTTTATTTTATCTATTAAAATTTATCTGAGTTCAAATATACAAAACATATAATAATTAGAAACTATTTTATTTCATTTTAACATATATTTAACACTTGTAAGTATAAAAAAACCACTAATTAAAGTGGTTTAAAATTCTGCAGGTGTTAATTTTTTCCCTTCATATAATTTCCAAGAAATCCAGTTAAATAATTTTTTCATCTATTAAATTTTTAATTATTGCACATTCATGATACATTTCTGCTTCCAGAAACTTTGTTAGTAATAATGGTAAGTCTACAAATTCCATGCCTAAATAATCAATAAACGCTTCTTCCGTGTCGAATTGTTCACGTATACACTCTGCATTTGATAGAATTAGGTATTTGAGGTCCATTTTATTTTAATTAAGTGTTTCAATTATCATGGTACTTCCTGCGTTTATTTGAGCTGCACTTGAAGCTACTTCAGTAGCGTATTGCATTTGAAAGACTCCACTTGTGATACATTCAAAAATCAATTCTCCGTAAAAATAATGAGGTGAATTAATTGTAGAAACTCCTGTAGAAGTTATAAAACTACCTGCTGTTGTATTTGTAGAATTTATAGCTCTAATTGTAATAGTCTGGTCTGTTGCGGCTGCTGATTGACCTATAGCCATAGTTACAAATCCTTTAATATTACCAGTTCCAGAAGACAAAATAAAACCTATACTTCCCCCAGTTGCTGTGGCTGCTGTTTGTTGGTCTCCTAATATATTTATTAAGTATTTTTTGCCAGCAGTTACCGCAAAACTCATTCCTGTTACATTTGCCCTTGTTGTAGATGTAGACGAAAAATTGCTAGCTAAAGATAAAACAGTTCTTTGTATTGCCCCAACTGTTGGAACTAAATCAAATGTCTGCAAAGCATCTAATTCGTCTAAATAAAAAAGCTTTTTATCTTTAATATTAATAGCTATTTCGCCACGCACTAAATCAGCAGGTGTTACCCCTGTATCTACACTATTTTTTATTTTGACAATGTTTGCCATAATTTAAAATATACCTCCGTCTATTATTGAGTTGGCATCTAATTTAGCAGCCAAAGCCGCTGTTATTGTACTTGCAAAACTTGGATCGTTTCCTAAAGCTGTAGCCAATTCATTCAAAGTGTCTAACGCTCCAGGAGCTGAATTGATTAAAGCATTAATTGCTGATGTAACTGACGCATTTGTAGCGTAACTCGCAGCTGCCACGCCTCCCAATTGTAAAGCGTTACTTGCGGTGTCTACCCTGCCTAAATTTCCAGTATCGTAAATACTTTTAAGCATATCCCCGCTTGCACCACCTACCACAAATGGTCCGACAATTGTGCCAGCATCTTTTTTAATATAAAATGCGTTGTCTGGAATAACAAAACACATCTCTCTGATGTTTAATTGCGCTAAACTTGGCGCTCCTGTAGTTGTTTTACCTTTGATTAAAATTTGATTTGCCATTGATTTTTTATGTTAATAGATTAATCCTCCGTCTATGTTTTTCTGTGTCTCTAAATATTCTTGAGGTGTCCCTCTGAATCCTGCCTGTACTGCTAAAGAATAAAACGATTTTCCTGTTTGTCCCGGAATAGCAACATCCTGTACCTGCAAATCTATATTATTTATAACTTCATCAATTGAAATAACAACCTCATTTGAATCGTCTGTAATTTGCAAAATAGGACTTAATATAGTTTCTTGAATTATTATGCTCATATTATTTGTAAATTAGCTTTTAAATAAGTTTCAACTGTCCCGTCTGGAAATGTTACTTTTAAAAAAGCAGAGTAATTACCTTGTTTTTGGTCTAACAATCGGCTTTTCATTTTTATAATAAAATCGCTAGTCCTTTCAAAAGTGTTGTTTTCTGTAGACCAGAAAAAAATTACACTACTTACGCCTAATCTAAATTGAAGTTCAATTTTACAATCGGAAACATCAAAAGGAAAAGTAATATTTTTAGCGTTTAAGGTATTGCCTCTTATATGTTGTTTTAAGTTCCAAGTTGGTATCATGTTGTTTTATTTAGTAAAATATATATTAGCTTCGTAATTCCTTCTATTCGTGAGTCCTTTTAGTACTTTTCCTCCTGCCTTATTCCATTTCATAAACTCTTTTGAGATAGTAACGTCGTTAGGGTCATTGTTTACTTTTAATAATAAAGTGCTTTTTGAAAAGTTACCCATACCAACGTTATAAGCAAAAGAAACTAAAGCATTAAATTGATTTTGAGTAATTGGTTTTTTAATATATTTTGAAACATTAACAGCATATTTGTCGGCTATCACTTTGAACATCTCAAAAGCTTGCTTTTCTGTAATTTGTTTATCCGTCATTTTTACCTTGGTGCCGTCAGGATAGTAAGTATTGCCAAATCCAATTGTAGGTATTTTAGCAGGGCACAAGTAAGGCTTTAAATAAAGCCCTTCAAAATCTGTTATTAATTTATATCCGTGATTGTCTAATTTCATAATTAATTATTTTTGAAAAAGCCAAAATACAAAGCCTATTAATCCTGTCATGAAACCTCTCGTTACCCATTTAACAGTTTTCATATCTTCTTTTAGGAGTAAATTTTCATCACTCAAAGTTTGGACTTTTTTATCAATTTCGTTTATCAGGTGAAGAAAACCTTTATTTCCGTTAATATTATTGCCGATTATCGCTGTCTTTAAATCCTTAATAGAATCCTTAACATCGGTCATATCTTCTTTGTAAACTCGAAAATGATGCTCTAATCTGTCTACTTTTTCCATGATGAGTTTGTTTTCTTCCATAATTAAATAAATGTGCGTATTATTGGGGCTGATAATATAAACAAATATAGTAAATAATAAATATTTTGAGGTATAAAATAATAAGCTAATTGCAATTGAACGATTAAGAAAATACAAAAAAAGTATAAAATTTGTAATTTGCTGTACAATTCAATAAAAGCAAGAAAGTGAATTAACGCGAAACCTACTATCCAATTATCAATAGAATCTAATAATAGCGCATTATCAGCATACCAATCCGTATCTTTTACTATAAATAAAAAAATATACTCCCAAACGATAAGCATGGGAGTATAAGTTATTAATTTATTAGCCTTTTTTAGGAACATTTGGAGTACCTATTGATTGAACTTCTTCTTCTGATTTAGTAAAAAAGTTTTTTGTAATGTAAGCTAATCCACCACCTAAAGCTGCCAGTCCTATCATTTTCCAGTCAAATGTAAATATACCATTTTCCAAAGATTGTTGAATAATTACAAATACAGGTGATAAGATTGCGACTAGCAACCCCTTTAAAATATCCCTAACGTTTAAGCTTAAAAATTTTGATGTTTTCATAATCTATTTAATTTTAATTTGTTTAATACTATGTTTTCCAAACTTTCATTTGTTGCATCCCAAAGCGCATATTCCTCCTCTGATATCGCACAATTACCGCTTGCGATAATTTGTTTGTCTGTTCTTAACTCCCAATAAGTGTTGCAGCTTTTATCGGTTGTGCTGTTAATTATTGGTGTAATTAATAATTCGGTGCATTCCACTTGTGGGAATCCTGCCATTGTAGGTTTAATTTTTATCATTTTATTTATATTTAGTTATAGACTTCAATAGAAATTGAGGCATTAGTAAATAAGCCATTAGCAGCACTTCCAGAATTATCAAATGACGATATTTCTAAAGTGTTAGCGTCAACTCTTGACCACCCAAAGGTTGCGGTAGTAGCTAGATTACCGTTTATAAACACTATAACTTTACCAGCTGTAAACGCTCCCGTTCTTGAAATGCCATAGTAACCTGTTGCGTTATAAGTGAAAGTAACAGTACCCCCTAAAGTATTGTCTAATACAGTTGCCGTAGGTGCGCCTGTTCCTGTTTGTGTTAATAGTGCTTTGTAAACTTTGTAACCAACTGTAAGTGTACCGTCTCCTTTTACTAACTGAGTAGCCGAACCCCCTGATGTTTTCCAAGATGTAGCAATTGCACTCCCGTTAACCTGCAACTTATCAACTCCGTTGTCTGGAAAAGACCCTCCCACAAGAACATTACCACCATTAGGATTTAACAGCAAAGGTCTCCAAGCAACTCCTGCGTTAACAGCTGATATTATGCCAAAATCATTAGTGTTGTCATATCCTAATATTACTCCTTTATCAACATTCCCGTTTGAAAACTTAGCCGAGTAAGTGTTTTCATTAGTCAAAGTCAATGTTGATCCGAATATATGTAAGAAATTGCTAGGTATAGCAAGACCTATTCCTACCATTGTACCGTCATCATAAATCAAACTATTCCCAACCGTTGAAGTCCCTGTAAATTTCGGTAAATAGTTTGTCGTTCCTGTTCCTGTAACTGGATTTGTTAAAGTTGAAACGCTACCATCTGCTTTTAAGTATTCAGTACTTAATCCGCCCGATTTTATAAAAGACGCTGCTGTTAAGTTACCTGTTTTATCTATCGTAAAAGTGTTTGTACCGTTGTTTTTTCCCGCAAACAACAAACCAGATGACCCAGAAAGACCGTTTAATACTAATCCCGTACCAGTAGATTGGTTTTCCATCCAGAAACCATATCCAGCTGCTGTGTTATATGTGAAATTTCCATATCCTGAGCTTGAATTTGTTATTTGATGCCCTATTCCTGTGTTGTCGTTTCTGCTTAATATCCCTATACCAGTACTATTGTTATCTGTAAATAAAGAATAGGTATTGGTTGTCCCGTTGTTAATTAATGAAATACCATTTATATTTGTAGCTCCTGAGTTTGTAAAAGTCTTAATCCCCGCTATAGTTTCGTTACCTGTTGTATGTACAACATTCGCATCATTCGCAGGCGTGTATCCATTGTAAGTTCCTGCCATAACATTCCCCTCCCCTGTAACTCCAAATGTTTCTGTTCCTGCTCCGTTAAGCACACGAAAAACTTTGTCTGTGTCTGCTGCTGAACCTCTTTTGATATCAACCGCGCCCAAATCTGTAGTGGTTGTTATTTGAGGTGTTAAGCTATTGTTGTATGCATCTTGTAAGTCAGTTGGCGAAGATGTTCCTGCTGACCTTTCCCCTATTTTGTCAGCTGGTACAAATTTATATTTTGTATCATCTAGTAGAGAGGTAGTTGCTTGTTTTACAATAATCCAACCTATACGGCTGGCAAAGTTCCTTGTATCAGGGTCTGAAGATACTGCTGCGGAAATTCCCCTATCAGCGGAATCCATGTCGTCATAAATAACTTGTCCGTAATCCATGTGGATAGTCCCTGTCCCTCCAAAGCGATAAACTACTTTAATGGTAAATTTATTATTAGGTACTAATGCTAAAATACCAGTTCCATCATCGTAATAATTTGGGTCTACAGTACTCGTATTTACCGCGTTCCAACCTCCCGTGCCGTTACGAAATTTATTCCTAAAACTTGTCGCGTTTACGGCTGGCTCTGTTGTGATATTAGGCGAATTTCTATTGCTTAAATAGTTTGCCCCTTCGCGTAAAGTTTCACCCGCAGAAACGTTTATTTGAAGGTTAGCTCCGTTCGGACTAATTGTATTACCACTTCTGTTTATAGAGCCAAAACTGGAAACTAAATCATGTAAATCACCAGACACATTAAACATTCTACTTGGTTCACTTACTGCGAACAAAATAGTCGTAAAAGTTGTATGCGCTAACTTGCCTAAATAAATATGTGTTCGATATTGTTGCGGTGTTGGCGCGGTTGTCTGAAGCACGGTAGCTCCTGTATTGTCTTTCAATACATAAGTAGCTACGGCAGTCAATAAATACGGTGTAGTCTGTGCTGTAGCAGTTGCCCAAGTTACTTTGCTGACAGTTCCTGACAATGTATTTGAAACATATCCTTCCCCTGCTACTATGTCATACTTTGTAGGGTCTGCATTAACTGATAAACCTCCACCTGACAATATCCCACTATTAGCGTTTTGGTTCATTACGGATTCAGTTTTTGTGTAAACTCCATTTGTCCCCTGCGATACTACGTATGTGTGCGCACTAGATGTTGAAGCACCTGTGTTTTTTATTCCATATGGGAAGTTAGTAGGATTTTGAGCTAGTGCCAAGATAGGCAACAACAAAAATAAAATTAGTTTTTTCATTTGTAATAATATATTCTGATTATTGAATTAGTTTCTATTGTTTGTTTAAATGTAATTGTATCATCCGTTTGCGTAAATGTGTTTAAGTCAGATAAAAAAGAAGGGTCTTCTAAATGCTGAGGATAATCATCTATATAAGCTATTGTTGCTGTTGCTCCTGCTAATGGCAAAATATAATCCTGTCCTGCTGCTGAATATCTTTGATTCGATATTATGGTGACTGTTCCATAACGCCCGTCTGTTTTTCCTCTTATGTAATCCCATAAAGAAGACTTTCTAAATTTCTTGCTTGTACCTTGTGGACTTTCAGAAGTATCCGATATATCTACAACATACCCCCAATCATTATCATCTAATGTTGTTAACTCTGGGAGGAGTGTTAATTTTCTATTAGCCATTTTGTAAAATTAAATTATCGTTATTTTCCAACATAAAAAAGTCTGAATTTTGTAATAGTAAATAATGCTCAACTACCGTGTCTTCTTCAATAAATCCAACTGCTTGCAAATCCTCTACAAAAACAGATTCTTGAGGTTCTTTACCTGTAAATGTAATTTTAAAACCGTTCAAACTATTTTTTGAAGTTCCTGTATCGTACGTTATCGAGCCAGATTCCATGCCATTATACAAACCAAAAACTTTATAAATTCCGTTATTATCTAAATATAAAATTCTGAAATCTATATTTTGTAAAAGTTCAATCTCATTAGGGTCTGCTCCTTGAAATGTTAGCGATATACTTTGATTAAAAAATTTACCCCCCTCTGCTTGCTCCATTGATTCAGAAGCGTTCGAAGCTTCTACACTATGGAACGAATATATAAATGTGTCAGGAAACAAAGTCAATATGTTGCCGTCTGTTGTTATTTGACTTCTGGAATATTTAACATACTTACACATCCAAACCTTACGGAGTCCTCCGATACTGTCCTTACATTTTCTGTTATATCCGCTTATAATTTCCATCCGAAAGAAACTTTTACTTTTTGAGCGTCTACCTCATCTTGACATTGTTGATATTCCGTTAATGGGTTTTTACAAATCCATTTATTAAAACGTCCAATATACATTTGAGCTAAGTTATGATACTTGCCTGCTAAATATTGACACTCGTCTTTACTTACTATTTCAATTTTATCACCAGTATGTTTAACCACGCCACCATTATCTACCGTATAAGAAGCTATTTCAATATATTGAGCTACTGCTTCATTTTTCGTGATTGGTTTGATAAAATCTGTATATAATTCCAAATACAAGCCTGCTAATGTATCTGCTTCTTTATCTGCTTTTATTTTATCATACAATATTGAACCTAACAATGGTTCGATTACCGATATTTGAGCATCAGCAATACAAAATAAATACTTGTCCGTGTCTGTATTTCCACTTAAAATAGTGGAATACGTCATTTCTGCTGGGGTTATGAATAAAAGCTCCGCCATTTCGTTTAGTTTAATGCGCCTCTATTAGGCATATTTATTGGTTCAATTCCTGCCAATCCTTTAGCTGGCTGTTTATTACTTTTATCAATTGCAACTGGTGACTTTGGGTCAACTTTTACGTTCTCATTTTTTCGTTTATAGGTAAGTTTTTCCCAATAATGATGACAATTAACCCCTCCTTTATACTTTAAAATATCATAAGTAGATGCTCCTTCTGGACCAAATCCAGCGTTTACTGGCAAACTACTCATTGCTTCTATGTCTTCAATTCTATATATCTTTTTAACTGATAGCATGTCTTTACAAAACTGCCTTTGTCCTGTCATGTCTCCTGCATACCTATAGCGTGTTATTGTATCAAATAAATCATACCTAGACTTTTGTAACGGCTTAGCTGTACCAGTTGAAAATTCAATTAAACCTAATCTCTTTTCTTCTTCATAATCAACTGGCTTAACTTCTATTAATTCATATTCATCAATATTTTCATCTTCTCCGTACTCGCTTAAATCAATCTTTTTTTTTTCGTCGTGTGAATGAAGTTGAACCGTTTTTTGTTCAGTTAATGGAGCAAAGTATAAATCCAAATTTATATTATAGAAATTTATTACTTCTTCAAGGGCTTCTGTTATTGGTGTTTGTTTTGGTTGTATTACCCTTTTCATCAACTGTGCTTCAGCTTCGTCAAGTTCGTTGGCATTGTTCCCAAAACCACCGTCTGACATAATACCGAATAATTTAGGAGATACAACTTTGTGTCCTGTCATTATTTGCTGTCTGCTTTCGCCTGTCAAATATTCCCATTGCTTATGCTGTGCGTCATTAACAGGAAAAGGAATTATTGTTATTTCAGCATCACGTCCATTAAATGATAAAACAAAACTCATTGCATTTGGTGAACCTGTTAGCTTTGCTTTTATTTTCTTTTCAAACTCATCTTTTTCCTCTGGTGTCATTGTGCCTCCGTCTGGAACATTGATTATGTAACCCGCACTTAATCCCTTCTTAATAGAATTTATATAGAAGTTTGCAAGTTCTTCTTCCATTTCAGCATAAGGTAATGCACTTAAATAATCTGGATCACTAAAATAGTTTTTACCAGCTTTATATGGTTTAATACAATAAATCTCTATATCTTCTTTTGAAGTACCGAACGCAGGATAAGGCACTGGTGGATATTTTTGCGTATTAGTCCAGTCCTTAGAATGCCAATATGTGTCAATTATTCCGTCTTCATTTTCTAAAGCTGGAACAACTTGTTGTTTAGGAATATGATAAATTGCTGCTAAACTTTTTTTATCTTTTGCTTTAATAACTTGAAATGATGCCTCTCCAAATAGTTCAAAATCTGAAACTATTTTACGAACTTCTTTAGGTCTTAAAATTGAAACAAAGTTTATCCAAGCATTTGTATTGTTATTTCTTGACCGTAATCCATTGCCATAAATAAGATTTGCATAACTGTCAATAATAGCTGCATTGGTTGGGCTGCCATTAAAGCGGTCAATTATGTATTGATAGAACGAATTGTTCTTACCATTCAAAACCCAGTTCTTAGATTTGTTTTCTTCTAATTTTGGGCGTACATAATTGCTTAATTGTAATAATCTTACATCGTTACTCATAATAGTAATGGTCTTTTGTTGCTTTGAATTCTTGTGTGTCTTGAGAGGTTACGAAAATTTTATCTCTGTAAATAACGTCAACTCCTTGTAATATTTTAACTTGAAATTTATCATTTTCAAATACATTCAAATCAAATGAAATTGTGGCTAATCCATTAACATAAACATATAAATTATCTACGTTTTGAAATTGCTGTGTCGTTTCGTTATATAATTGTAATGTCAATTCATCACTAGGAATAAACCGAGGGATAAAATTAAATTCATGTGTTGTGTTTATAGGTAATAAATGTAGCATACTATTAAACAAAAAAAACCGAATATTGTTATATTCGGCTTTAATACTAATCCAAAAAAAACTAAACTAAAGCTAAAAAAGCTGTAACCGTTGCCGAATCTAATTTAGGAGATAAACTCCCCGTTGTAGAAACGCCAGTCAATGTGTATCCGTTAAGTTCTGTTTTAGCTCCACCAGTGGATTGTACCACGGTAAAGTCAATTCCATCATCAATTCCAATTGCGTGGTAAATTCCATTTCTATCTTTAACTACTGCCATGGGGAAACCATAAGCAAGTAGATTCATTTGAGCCGATGTAGTCGCGTCAATTTTCTTTAATACAAAAGTACTTGTTTGGGTGTTTACCGATGTCCCAGAATTTCTGTCTGAAACTAAAGACTCTGACACATTGTTTCCATCGCCTTCAAGTTCATATTCAAACGCTGCCAAAAGCAAAGGATTGATTGCTGTTGCAACCCCTGACACTACCGTAAATGGATTTTCTAAAAAATTAAAAAGGTATAGTTTGCCAAGTCCTCCGAGTCCTTGCTTACAAGCTTTTTCTCTCCCTGCTGTTAAATCACATGCCATAATTATATATGTATTATTTAAGGGGAGAACTAACTCCCCTTTGTTTCTAATTTAACTATGCTATCTCTCTAGCCCAAACTATTTCAGCACCGTTATAATACTGTACACCAGCATTGTAAACCATTGTTCCGATGATTTTACCATTCAATAATGTATCGTCTTGGTCAACCATTTTTACTTCGTTGTGGTCTGCTAACAATCCAGTTCCAAAGATTAAGTTTTTAGGCTCTGCAATTACGATTGTATTTGTTGGTAACCCGTTAACTTCATCTAACATATATTTACCAATTTTCATTGCTGTATTTGAGTCTCCTCCTAATCCATTCAAAATTCCTTTTGAAATCAACAAGAAGTTGTAGGCTTGATAAATATCTGGAGAAACACCTACTTTTAACGTTTTTCTTCTCAATTCAATTGGAACAGCGTTTAAGGCTAATTTCAAGTGAGCTTCAACATTTGATTCAGTTGTTGCTGCTGGAATATCAACGTCAATAACTGTTGCATCAGCTGCGAACAATTTCAAGAAACCATCAAATTCGTCTGCGTTTGTTCCGTCACCGTTCCAAATGTTATCGTCTAATTCCTCTGCTGTTTGTCCTAGTTTCTCAACAAGGATTGCGTCCATAATATCTTTAGGTGCGTTATCGTTGTGTGCGCTTGCACCCATTGTGTCTTCGCTCCATTGCGCTCTAAAGTCTTCTTTACAGATTTCGAAATCGTCTTTGAATTTTTTAGGTTCTAAAACTTTTTCGCTCAAAGTGATTGCACCAGCTGGAACGTGTCCACAAGTGTATTCTCTTTTACCACCTGTCAAAAGAATTTTTCTCAAATTCAATTTAAAGTTTACGTTTGGAAATACGGTTACAAATCCTTTTGCAATTGTATCCGCTTCTTTAAATGCTTGTCCAACTATTTCGCCAGCTTCTTTGCCTGCATAGTTGGAAGTTACTGTTACTGTAGTTGCCATAATTAATTTTTGTGTTTATTGATTGTGTTAAAAATTCTTTCTTTTGGTGTCATTTTTGAAAAATCTACTTGTACTGGCGTGCCTTGAATAGGTTTACTCGCTGGTTGTTTAGATAATTCAGCAATTTGCTCTTTCAATTCTGAAATTGTTTGCTCTTGTGCTGTGTATTTAATCAAAATCGATTTAATTGCGCTTTCTATTTCGCTTGCAATCTTGGCATCGTTTGAAACTTTGCCGTCTTCTCCTGCCTCAATTACTGGGGCTGGTTCTTCGTTTGCTGGCTCTGCTGCAGGTTTAATTTCTTCAACAACTCCCTCAACTGTAACGATTAAAACAGTTCCGTCTTCTAATGGATGTTCCCCTACTGGCACTGGTACTTTTGTACCATCTTCAGCAACTACCCAAATAGCGTCACCGACTTTCATTTCTTCGCCTTCAAATTCAATCTTAACACTACCGTCCGCAAGCATCATTGACCCAAGTTTTACCTCGGTTTGCTTTGTTGGAGTAAGTGCTAATAGAATTTTTTCTAATAACGTGTTTGTATTACTCATTTCTATATTTGATTTTAAATTTACTTCTTCTAATGAAAGCATTGCATCAATTGAAAAGCCTTGAACTTTACCTGTCTTAACGTAATCATTCCAAACCTCATCGCTATCAACTTTCATTACCGCAACCCATGACCCTTTAGGATAACTAAAACCAAAGTTGTTGCTTTTGTCGTTCGTTGGATTTTCAACTATCCAGCTTTCAGTAAATGTAACGCCCTTAATGTTTTGGTCTATGTCGTGTTCAATTGTTGAATTTGAATGACTGTTATTTTTAAAAAAACCATAAGACAAATCTTTAATGGTTTGTTCGTTAAAAACAATATTAAACTCCTCCCCGTTTTGATTTCTATAAATAGGTTTGTTAGGTTCTAAAACTAAACCCATTAAAATCCGTTGTTCTTCATCAACTGTTTTGAATTGAACAACCTCATCTTTTGAAAGCGCAATAAACAAACCCTCCATTGCTGGATTCTCAACCAAAGAAATTCCGTAAACTCCTTTGTTTAATAATGGGTTGTATTTAGCCTGATATGTTTTCATGTTATTATTTATAATGATTAAACTTAGTATCTTGCTTTTTGTTATAAACTTGCACTTTTTATAATGTTTCTATCAAGTTCTTGTCCACTGGTAACATTTTTAGAAACTACAAAAGCTTCGATAGGTTGTTGATTATTTATCGATGATGCAATTTGATTTGAGTTAGTACCTTGAACTAAATTAAAAGAGGGCGCGCTTGGTGCTGATGAACCAGACGGCAAAGATGAACCACCTCCTGCGCTTCCGCCTCCACCTAAGGCAGATAATCCCTTCGCTGTTGCTGCAATTGACGAAGCTATTCCGATACCTGCACTTATTGTGTTTAAAGATACCCAAGGCTGTCCAGCTGTTAATGGTGATGCTGCTACTGATTTTGCGTTTGCAGCAACTGTATTTATTATTGTTTTGGCTATTCCTGCAGCGTTTTCAGCAATCAATGTAGCTTTTTGCACAGCTTTACTTTTTTCACCTAAACTTTTCAATAAACCAATTCCTGCGCTTACTGTGTCAAGTGTTCCATTTTGAATTGCTAATTTAGCATCAGCAACGGCTTGCGCTTCTGCTATTTCTTTTTCAGCAGCCTCTTTATCTTTTGCTTCTTTATCTTTTTGAACAGCTTCTTTATTCTTGCGCTCTTCTTCTGAAATGGCAGCCATAGCTTCTATATGCTGTCTTTCAAGTTCTTGTGTAGATAAATTATTAGCTTCTAAAACAGCTTTCTTTTCTTCGAACTCCCTTTGTTCTTTTTGCGCTGGAGTCTCTGCGTTTTTTTTCAGTTCGTCAACAATTGATAGAGCTTCTTTTGCGCTTTCTAAATCTGCTGCTAGTTTTTCGTCTGCAATCTTTTTTTCTTCCGCAGCTCTTTCCTCCGCTGCTTTTTTTCTTGCTTCTTTAGCTTTGTCAGCAGCTTCTTTATTTTGTTCGTCAATCTTGTCCTGTGCCTCTTTAGCTTTTTTATTTCTTTCCGCAATCCTATCCGCTTCTGCTTTATCAATTTCTCTATTAGCAGTTGTACGAAGTATTTTTAACCTTTCAAGTTTTTGTTTTTCGCTTAACGTTTCATCTTCATTTATGTCTTTTACGTGTTGGGCGTATTTAGAATTTGCCTCTATTTTTCTTTTGGTGTATTCGTCATAAGTATCACCATAGGCTTCTAATGCAAATTTATTTTTTGCTAAAGTTTTGTCTGCTTGTTTTCCTAATCTGTCCAACTCACGGGAAGCATCTGAAGTAACTCCTACAAAATCAGTAACCGTTTGAACTAATTTTGTAAATATATCACCAACAATTGAAAGTCCTGGAATAAAAGCCAAAACAGCTTTCTTTACCTTGTCAAAATTTGCAATCAATAATCCTAAACCAATAACTATCAATCCTATCCCCGTAGCAGCCAAAGCAATTCTAAAGGCTTTTAAAGCTCCTGTAGACGTTCCTATTACAGTTGTGTAAATAGTCTGCCATGTTGCACTAAGCTTTTGCGATTTTGTAAATAAAACAGATGCTTCTACTGCGTCCTTAACCGTCATAGCTAATCCACCTGTGGCATCATTAAGTAACCCCATTGCTCCACCATTGTCCAATACAGCATTCGAACTTTCTCCCATAGATTTAGTTACCCCTTTATTGGTGTCGCTTAAATTTTCCAATGAGGAATCAAGTTTGTTTACTTGTTTCTGAACTTGGTCAAGTCCTGTCTCTTTAACAACGATGTTAATCTGCTTTTCTATCGCCATAGCCTGTATATTTTTCTAAAATAATTATCAATTTCGTTTTGTCCTTTTGCAATCTCTGTAAATTTACCAGCGCCATAAAATGGATTTGATTGCAGTAATTTTATTATATCGGCTATCATATTAAGCGTATTGTGTTACTAATATTTCAATTACTTCTAACGTTTCCGTGTTTGTAATAGTTGTATTTGTAGTTCTGTCTAATCCTGTTGTATTTTCTAAAAAAGTATAGAATACATTATTACCCTCATATGTCAACTCCAGCCAAGTAGCTCCATCAACATCAAACAACGGATTTCCTAAATTGTTAACATAAACAGACTGCACTTGCGCTGTGTTATCTGCAAACAATGCGGTTATTAAAGTACTCATTGCTCCAAGTACTGAGTCGAATGAATTTATAAGATTAAGTGTTATTTCTCTGTCTAATAAATTTAAAGAATAATTGTCAATCCTATAAAAGTTATTCTTAATTTCAAGTACATCATTTAATTGCAGCTTCAATAAAATACGTAATGGTAAAATAGCTTTTAAACTAAAACTTCTTCTCTTTATGTTAAATATTGATTCTATATAATTCTTGTAATAGTTTAAATATAATGTGTTTTCACTTGCCGAATTATTCCACTCATTATTTTCTATTCCGAAATTTAGATTGTACTCTGGCAAAGTAAAGTCTACTGAGTGAGACGGTGTGTTTATGTTTCCACTTAACTGCGTTCTAACTCCTAAATCATCAATAAAACCTATTGTTTTACTACCTATTGCTGTATTAATATTATAAAATATATGAACGTCTGGGCTAACTGGTTCTATCTTGTCGTTAAAAATTCCACCATACATAATATTTGTAAGTGCGTTACCGTTTAAATCTATTAACCTTTCGTATATTATTTGCTCAAATGGCACTTCGATTGATAAACTTTCCCCTTCTAATGGTATCCCTGATGGTGTCCCGTCATCTGTAAGCAAAGTAGATTCATCCCCATAACCTTGTCCTGTATTTATTTTGAATTGACTATTTAATAAAGTCTTTGGTTCTTTGAACAAGAAGTTAATTTCATTTAAAAGATTGCCCTTTGATACATCTAATGTATCTGTCTTCACATATTTTGATATATTATAAACGCCTCCTGATGCATAATAATTGTTAAATGTATCTATATAAATATTGTCATAATCATCCGCAATAACAACTAATTTAAACATCTTAAACAATCCATTTAAGAAGTCAATCAGTTTTAATTTGGGGAAGTTCATTGCTACATTTAACTGCCCAGATATTGTTTGCTCTGGAAAATCAGCAACTCCATTATAAGATTCGTAAAAAAATTCAATTGTAAGCCTTGATGTAAATTTAAATTCTTCATTTGATGTAACGTACCAAGAATGTTTATTACCTGTATTCCTGTCAATTTTATAATATGTCTCTGTGGTACCATCCAGATCTGAATAAGAATTCCAAGGATTACCGTCTATTTTTCTTTCGATTTTATAAGTAACATTTTCATAGCCTGCACTTGGTGTAATTCTAACAAGTCCGTAAATCCTTTTTCCTCCTGCTGTAAAAGTATCTTCTACTAAATCCATTGTACCCGCATTCGCTCCAATAGTACCAATGTTTGTAAAATCTATCCTTACTTCATTTTTATTTACTAGAGTTGCTGAATTATTCGCCCATAGGTATAGGTTTTGAAATTGAGACGTTCCAAAGAAATCACGGCTAAAAGTTATATTAAAATCTGTTTCAATTGCTTCAATTATTTTAATCAATTGAATGGAAGGTTTTAATAAATCCCAATTAACTCCAGTGTTTGCCCCACCCGTATAAGCTATATTCGCAAGTGTTGCTGTGTTAATATTTTCACTACCAGAACGATAATACAATTGTTTTTTAGCAAATAAATTATATACTATTGCCCCACTAAATAAAGACGAAGTTAATCCTGTTTTTACATTTGTTGGGTTGTAATTGTGATTGTAGGCAGAAAGGTCTAAGTCTTTTAATTCATAGTTTTTTAATTTATCTTTAAGAGAAACTAAGTTACCTACAAAGTTAATAGTGTACGAACTTGGTTTGCCTTGCTTTACACTTACTTTATTTAAAGTCCATTTTCCTGTCTTAAAAGGAAGTCCGTATAATTCAATTCTGCCTGAGTGCTTAATCCTTGCGTCAAAAGCATTGTCAATATTAGCATTATAATAATGTTTAAAAATAATATTGTTAGCATGTGTAGCCGGAACAGTAAAAGACTTAGAATAGTCAGTCATGTTCTTTGTGATGTCATTTATGTTAGCAACACTTGAAGACAACTCAATGGATTCGTCCTTGAATAAATCTAATTTGTCATTACCGATGTATAAGCTTGCAAACATTACTGGTTGTTTATTTCGTTAAAAGCATAATCAAATTCAACTTCATAGTTAATTAACCTGTCTTTCATTCGTGTTTTATACTCCAAAGTTTTACTTCCAATCTTTAAAGGGATATAATTTGTACCGTCAAATTGCCAAATCCTTTCACTTAAAAATAATTGCTTCATAGTTTCATTCATTGACTCATCTATAAAACCTGAGTTAATTTTAAGCTTAGAATTTCCGTTTACGTTATAAGTTACCATTTGATGATTACCGTCAATCGCTTGCCCTCTATCGCTTTGAAATTCTTCATTTGTAACTGTTAAAGATTCTGATTTAGCCTTAAAAAAAGTAACAAACTGTAACGCTCCTTCTTTATTTTGAAAAGCAATATCAATTGGTGCGTATCTACATTCATCTGTTATTAATAAAGACACTACAACTTCATTATAAATAATCTCTACAACTTCGTCCCCTAATGCTAAAGACAAATCTACCAAAACATTTTTTACTATGTTAGCATTATTGGTTGTAGGCAAATAAGTATAGGTGTCGTTTATGTTTAAATCAGGATAAGATTTTACAGTTACACTAACTGTATCTGATTCGCTTATAATTAAAGGAAAATTAAAATATCCATTTCTGAATACTTTAAAATCAGTGCCAGATATTAATATTTTATTCGTTGGTGGCTGTGCATTTTCTCCATCCAGTCCACCTCCATAACCTTGCAACATTAAATTAGTAACTGGCAGCTGTACGACATCTAAATCATCTTCGTCTGTAGTCGTGTAAACAACTGTTGTTTTAACCCATCTTTGATTGTTCCCGTTTGGTTCGAAATCTATATAGTCGTTTATCAATTGTGAAATATCAACTTTATCCGTTCCTGATGATGTAGCTAAGTTAGGCTTTGTCATTGTATAACTTGCTGTAGCAGGAGGCGATAACTTCAACCCGTCCCAAACATATACACGTAAAGTGTAAGCGGTTGATATAGTAGATGTCAAAGGACTAATCCAAGGAATGTATAGGTAATATGGGGACAATGATTTAATCATAATTTCAATGCTATTTTAATTTGTTTTTCAACTTCTAAACCATACGCAGCGTAAACATCATCAGGTAATCTTTTAAACGCTGCCTCAAATGGTTTGGTAAAAAAGTTAGTTGTTTCTAATCCTTTATTCCAAATGCTTCTCATAATTAAAAAGGCGGTTGACTTATACGAAAGAAATTGACCAGTCCTCCTATCTTTAAATTGAATCCGTTTACGTGAAACCCAACCATTGATTCCACTTGTCAAACCGCCTTTTTTACCTGTTCCTGTTCCGAATTTAAAATGACTGTTAGGTGCTTTCGCTGAACTTGAAACACCTTTTACTCCTTTATCTACAAACTCCCAATAATCGTTTGCGTCTTTAAAATCAAAAGTTAATATTGCGCCATCATTTGTCTCGGTTGTCTTGTAATTAATCCCGTTGTAAAGTTTAGACGTGTCTTTCTTTTTCTTTTTTGAAAGATTGCTTTTGGCTTGTTGTTGTACATAAGCACCAAATTTATTTAACTCATCGACTACTGACATAAGGATAACTCTGTGTTTGGAACCTCTACAACAAAAGTCAATCTTGCTCCATCAAGTAATTTAGCCCCTTCAAAAGAGCCCAATTCAAACGTTGGGTTTTCGCTTGATGTTATGTTGTTCTCCTCAAAATCAATGTACATTTTTAACCACATACGATTAAGAACTCCTACGCAAAGATTATGATTATCGACTTCATTATCTTGTCCCCAGAAATCATCTACATTAATTTCCTTATTTATATCTCTTTGATTAAAACAAGCTAATTCAATATTTAGTTGAACTGTTTGCCCGTTAGTAAATGCTCCTGATACAATGTTGATATTAACCAGTGGGTACATTACCTCTTTCTTTAAATCAATTCCCTGTGTTTTCATTACGGAATTAACCAAAGAATCAGCCTCCGCTAATTGTTTAAGATAAGAGTAAAGAGTGGTTATTTGGTTCATTTTGATTCTGTTGTTCTAATTTCGCTTTTTTCTGCTTTTGCAAATTCTTTTACTTTCTTCCAAAAAGATACATTTTCAATATCATTTTGTATGCGGTCATCTATTACTAGATGTGTAATTTCTAACCCACAGGAAGAATGTAATTTTACAAACTCCTCTTTTGCATTTTCTATTGTATCTGTCATAATTCAATACTATTATTAGATTGCGTCATTATTTTATGCTTTAATTTCTGCTTGTCAATTTTGTGACAAAGAAACAAATGTACTTCATGCACATTCATTTTTAAGATAGTTTGAATTTTCCAAATCTTACCTTTAGCCAGTTCTTCAATTGTTGCATACCATCCCCATTTTTCAAAGTAGTCTGCTGCGCTTTTCCCTTCACTTGTTCCCCCACCATATATTTCGCTGTATAATTCACTAACTCGTTGGCTAAACTCGAAAAAAAAACCAGTGCTCCATTTACAATTGACAAAGGCATGTGTTTCATTATGTCGGCATATTGTTTAGTTCCTTGATAATTTATGATTTCGTAATTACCTAAAGAGTCTTTCTTTTTAATCGGTCTAAATAAAACAGACATTAGTTTATGCATTTCTTTTACGTCTGTCCCGTAATTTGAAATATCTATAAACTCCCCTTGTGTCATTTTATCCAAGTTAGGAATGAAACCAAACTCAACGTCTTTTATAAAAAAAGTAGGTTTAAATTCTACTGTTTGGTTTAATGCTATATCAATCTGTTCTGTTATCTCTTTGTAATCAATTGCACTTATTAATTCAATTTTATTTCGTTCTAATCCTGTAAATATTTGTATTTTCCTTTTGTTGAAATTATATTCATCCAAGTCAGTTCTTTCCAATAGTTCATTATACAATTGAAACTGATGCAAGGTAATATCTTGTATTGATTCTGGAAGTACTATACGCATCTTAAATGTGTTTTATATTAAACTATTTATTTTGATTATTGTTATTATCGGATGTCGTGATTAAATCCTCCTGTTAGATTATAAGATATGTTATAACGAGCTGCATCTAAAATATGATTCCAAGCATCCAAAAATAGTTTGCTGCCTTTATCCGTGTAAACATAATTATTTAATTCCTTGCCTATATTCTCACCTTCAACTATTAACTCATAATCTTGCATTATCGCAATACCCGCACTAATAGATCCAGCTCCTTTGGTTGTTCCTACAATTCTACATCCTTGTTTTACCAACTCATCAATTAATCTAGGTTCCGCACTATCGGCAACTATTAATTTATTACCACAAATGGTTTTGTTTATGTGTGCTATTTCGGAAGTGGTAAGTTTTGGCCTGTAAAGATGTTCTTTTAAATATATTTTCTTTTTCTTTCTATCAATTGCAACCTCTACCAATGTAGTAGGATCAATACTAAAACCATAATCCTGCCCAAATGAAGTCTGTAAGTTATCAGGATTAAATGTCCCGTACTTCCAGTTAGTAAATACAACTCCTTCAGCTTTGTCTAGCCACCCTCCAAGAATAACGTGTTCGTATTTCTTTGGATTATTTATTTTTATAAGTTCTATTTGGTCAAGAAAAGACTGCGAAAGGTTTTCATAGTTATCTAAATAACTTGAGTGAATAAAGGTGGTATCTTTTTTAATCAAAGTACTTCCTCCCTGTACTTCTTTTTGTTCAAAGAAACGTTTATAAATGAAGTGTTCTTTTGTTGCTGGATTTAAAATAAGAATAACCCTGTTCTGTTTAACATTGTGACGTATCGAATAATCAATCTTATCGAATATATCCTCATCATTCAATTCCTCTGCTTCATCTAATACCCAAGTTGTTACTCCTGCCAGCGATTTTAAGTTAGCCGTCTGTGTTCCCATCGAGGTTTTAATACCACGAAACAAAATCTTTGAACCTGTCTTTGTATTTACAATTTCGTCTTTAGTAATATAGAAATCATTGTGTAGTCCAGCCGTTTCAATCTTATCAATAAATTCTGGAATGATTGAAATATGTGCAGATGTTAAAGTATAACGTGTAAAAAGAATAGTATGACCAGTTTCATAAGTAAGCAAAAGTAAAAAAGAGTTAATAGAATAACTCTTTCCTGAACCCCTACCTCCTGAGATAATAAAGTAACGACTATCGCTACCAAGTAAACTGTATTTTTTATTTATCTTTATCAATTTGAAACATCTCTTTAATATCGAAATTGTTTAAGTTGTGTGTGTTTGTTTGGTCAATAACCTGTTTAGGCATACCAAAATTATATTGAAAGAATAATTTAACAGCCCAATCTTTTCCATCATTTAAAGCGTCATTTAAAGCCCTAAAGGCTAAAGGCTCTAATGGAGTAAGTTTTTCAATTAAACTTTGCTCCTCTGCTTTGCTTTTACGTCCTCCGTTTGTTGAATGACCACCGTTGTTTTTTCTTTTATCCATAATTAAAAAAAATTAATTAATTAAATAACTCTCATAAACTTTATCTAATTTATCAATCATAGAAATTAAAGGCTTTGGACTGCAGCTTGCACATGGGAACCAAACTGGTCTATTAAAAACAGACGCATACAACTCACAAACATAATTTACTTGCTCTCGGCTTATTGTAAGCGTTCGTATTTCCTTAAATTCCTTCCAGCCATTATATTCATCTTCAGTTAAACATCGCGCCTTAAATCTATACGGAAATAACTCATTAAGCTTTTCTTTCCTTTCTTCGCAACCGCAATCTTTACCTTCAACAAATATTTGTAATCCAGTTGCTTTTATTATGCGCTCAACCGTATCACCTAATCCTTTATCTTTTTTTGTTCTTGCCATATTGTAAAATTAGTTAATTAATTTTGATTTCGCTAATAAATATGCATTATGTGCTTCTAGCTCATTTATAAAACTTCCTAAATATATTTTTTTTCTATTTATTGATATTTGTGCTGTCCAATTTTTATTTGGTTTATTCCAACAAACACCTGTATATTTTGAACTGCTTTTAATGTGTTTTCTATTAGCGTTTTCTCTTTGAGTAACTATTTCTAAATTCTCTACTCTGTTATCGGTTTTATCAAAATTAATATGATTTACAACTAATTTATGATGAGAAGGCTTATGATTTAAAAATGCTATTGCTACTAATTGATGAATTAATTTTGTTTTTCTAATTCTATTTTTTTGTAAAACAACTATGTAATAACCTTTATTTGTTCCTGCTTTTAATATTCTTTCTTTACTTATTGCAAAAGAATTATTCATTTTCATAAAATATTTCCTTTCCAAACTCTTAACATTTCCTAAATTACTAACTTGGTAATCTTCAAATTCTTCAATTGTTTTCCAAATTTCCATAAACGTAAAAACCAATACTTCAAGAGGTGGACGTCTCTATCTGTATTGGATTTTTATAATTTCTTTATTTGTAGCGTCCACTCTACAAACACAAATATACAAAATATTTTTCATTTTTACTTTTTTTTATTCTTATTTTTTAATCTCCTATTGCAATACAAATCAATATCGTTTCCTAAAATTGTTTTTCTTGCTTTGTCCAATTCTCTGTGAATTAAACCATAATTTATATGCTGATACTTTTCTGAAATTTGTCTAACTGATAAGTCATAAGACTCTTTTAACAATCCATTTTGTAAATAAGATAGTTTTTCGCAATCTTCTATAATTGATAACTCATAATCAGTCGGTTCAAATGTATTATTATTTTCTGCTAAATTATAAAAATTATCGATTGAAATATTTTTGTTTGATTTTATATGATCTAAGAAAAGATTTCTAATCGTTCTTATTACATAAAAATCATTAATTTCTTTGTTGCAATCATGCAGTTTTAGATACATATCATTTACTAAATCATCTGACAACATTTTATCCTTGCATATTATAAAAGCTGTTTTTCTCCAAAAAGAATCTTTTAATGCAAGGAATTCAATCATAATATAAACTCTTTAAACTGTTCAATTTCTTTAGTTGTATCGGATATTTTAATACCTTCGACACCTTTTCTAGAAAACAAAGTTACTAAAAAAAAGTTAGATTTATAGAATCCAGTCAATTGTTTGTGATAGTCCCAGAAATCGTCATCTGAAATTGTGATCCTTAAATCTGTAACGTCTACGCTATTTTGTAATTTCTGTATCATAACTTTTCAAAATTAATAATTACTTTCATTCCATTTTCTTTAGCTTTATTTTGCAAAGCTTCAATTTCTTTGTCGTAGTTTGTCTTTGGTTTAATTCTGTATAGATTTTGGTCGTGTAAATCATACCATTTTTTTTCTTCTTCGTCAAATATTTGAAATATTGGCTTTTCA